ATGATTTGTTAAAAAACTATATTTAATACAATGTTAAGAGAAGACTTTGTATAAATACTTGATACCACCGCAAATATGCAAGAGCCCCAAAAATCATTAATCCAGGCCTTCTTAGATGGAGGTTGGTTGGTTCCACTTATTGGTGCGGCGGGTATGATCGCAAGAATTCTTTCTTCAAAGGAAAGTATTACCGCTCAGCTTCTTTGTAAACGGATTCCAGCCGCTGCTATATCAAGTGGGATTGCGTGGTACATACTAGAGCAAACATCAATTGATAGTTTGTATAAAGCTGTGATTTATGGAATTGTTGGTGTTATATCACCAGAAGTAATTGAAGGCATTGTTACTTTGGCTAAAAGGATCGCAAAGAATCCTTCGCGATTTATTCGGAAATGATTAATGAAAACCTTTACTAGAATATTTTTGCTTTCAATCGTTGGTATCTTTTCATATAAAGCTTTACTTGGAACTTGTGTTTGGTATAGAGAAAAGTTTAACGATCTTGAACTGCCATCTCAAATGCTAAAGGATTCCACTGATGATATTCTCATGGGTCTTGTGGTCTTTATTACCGTTCTGCTGTCTTCTCAAATTGGTAGAAGAAGGTGTAAGTAATAAGAATTAAACTATATAAATAGTTGTATGGCTAAACCAACAACTAGAACCGAATTAGCTGACTACTGTTTAAGAGCGCTTGGAGCTCCTGTGGTTGAAATCAATATTGATGACGATCAAATTGAAGATCGTATTGATGAAGCGATTCAATTTTGGCAAGAGTATCACAGCGATGCTACCGTCAAAACATTGATCAAACACCAGGTAACTGCAGCTGAACTCACGAGTAACGAAATTGAAGTTCCCGATGCTGTTATTGCTGTTGTTCGGGTTCTTGGTTTTGAAGACTTTACCAGTGCATCTTTATTCAATGCGAAATATCAGATGTATCTTAATGACTTCTTTGGAATGAGAAACCCCGGCGGTCTTTTAAACTACGAGCTTACTTCTCAATACATGAGCTTGGTTGAAGATATTCTCAACGGGCATGGAACACAAATGGCTTTTAACCGTCACAAGAATACTGTAAAGTTTTACGCGGACATTAAAGACCATGTAGCAGAAGGCGAATTTATTATTTTTGAAACCTATCAAACCGTAGATCCTGCTTCTTATACAGATGTTTTCGATGACATGGGTTTAAAAGAACTTCTTACGCTTCTTATTAAAAAGCAGTGGGGTCAGAACCTTAGTAAGTTTGAAGGTATGCAACTTCCAGGAGGAGTTACAATCAGTGGAGCTACAATATACGAACAGGCTACTGCTGATATTCAAGCGCTTAAAGAAACGTGGCAGCTTAAATACGAAGAACCCGTTGACCTATTTATCGGATAATGGCAACTAATCAATACTTTCAAAACGGATCTAAGCAAGAGCAAGATCTTTACGAGTCGCTGATAATCGAGGCCATTCAAATATATGGTCAAGATTGTTTTTACATTCCTCGTAAAATTGTTAAGCGGGATCTTATTCTTAACGAAGATCTTATAAGCGCGTTTGAAAAGGCTTATCAGATTGAGATGTACGTTGAAAGCGTTGACGGCTTTGAAGGTGATGGGCAATTACTTTCTAAGTTTGGTCTTGAGATTCGAGACAGCGTTAACTTGGTTGTTTCAAATCTTCGCTGGAATCAACTTATAGGTCGACACGGGTATTCAGAGAACAGTACTCGTCCGCTTGAAGGAGACCTTATATACTTCCCCTTGACCAAAGGATTGTTTGAAATCAAATTTGTTGAGGATAAGAAACCTTTTGCTCAACTTAAAGACTTGCCTATTTTTAGACTTTCTTGTGAGTTGTTTGAATACGAAAGCCAAGAGATTGATACCGGCATAAGGGAAGTTGATAACATACAAGCTGTGGCTGGTGATTCTCAGATTTTAGAGTATACCAACAATGACTCGCCTGAGCAGTTACTACAAGAATTTGAAACACTCAACTTTACTCTTCCGAGTGGGGTTACAGGTTCGTGCGAGTTCTTTAAGTACAGTACTACAACCGACTCTCCGCAGCTGCAAAGGATTCACGTAAGTCCTCCTACCTTTAACGATGGGAAGTATCACACGTTGGTAACGGGAACAGTACTCACCGGCCAAACATCTGGAGCAAGTGTAACCGCTAGCAATATTAATCTGATAAGTGATGGAACTGCTGATGATGACGAGCTTTTTGGAAATGATCACGGAGCTCAAAACTCGACCTTTAGTCAGGCTGTTAACGTTGGCGACTTTCTTGACTTTAGCGAAGAGAATCCGTTTGGAGAACCTTTTAACTTCTAAGTATGTTAGGTAACGAATACTTTTATAATGAAACACTAAAGAAGATTGTGTCTATTTTTGGCACAATCTTCAATGACCTTGAAGTGGCCAATATTAGTGGAGGGAAGATGGTTGGTGTTAAACGGGTACCTCTTGCATATGCGCCGAAAGAAAAATATTTAGCGAGAGTTAAAGAAGAAACGGAGCGGGACGTTGCGCTCAAGCTTCCCCGCATGTCATTTGAAATGACTGACATCTCTTATGATGAAACCACAAAGCTGAATCGTTTAAACAGAACAATTCAAACTGATGCTACAAGTAGTCCAGAAAGTAAAGTTAAAGTATGGCAACCCGCTCCTTATGAGTTGGGATTTGATTTGAATATCATGTCAAGAGGACAGGATGAAGCTTTGCAAATAGTAGAACAAATACTACCGCACTTTAGTCCACACTATTCTCTTACTGTTAAAGGTCTTGAAGGTCCTGAAAGTAAAACTGATGTTCCTATTAGTCTTGTAGGTGTTAACTTTGAAGACGCATATGAAGGAGACTTTGAATCTTCTCGCCGACTTATAGTTTATACTCTAACATTCTCACTTAAAACAAAGTTTGCGTTTTACCCGTCGTCAGTTGGCCTTATAGAAACGGTTGATACTTTCTTCCACGACTTTGATACCAACGGCGTGTATGTTGATGCTGGAGTAAGAGTAACTGAAACCAGTACGGTTATTGGAACTAAGCCTGGAACCTAATTAAGATTATGCTTGGACACGAATACTTTTACAATGGAACCATAAAGAATATGGTTGCTGCTTTTGGTCAAATGTTTAATGACATTCAAATAGCGCAGCTTGATGCTGGTAAATTAATTGGCGCAAGGCGGGTTCCACTTGCTTATGCTCCAAAGGAAAAATATCTGGTCAGAGTTGAAGCTCGGGCGGAGCGGGACGTTGCACTTAGACTACCCCGCATGTCGTTTGAAATGACAGGATTGAGCTTTGACCAATCCACCAAGTTAAATCGTTTAAACCGAAATGTTCAAACTGACAGTGAAGGAAATAAAGTTAAAGTAAATCAATGCGTACCATACACTCTTGATTTTTCACTGAACATTATGTCAAGAGGACAGGATGAAGCTCTTCAGATACTTGAGCAAATTGTTCCGCATTTTAATCCTAATTATACTTTAAGCGTTAAAGGTCTTGAAGGTCCTGAAAGTATAACAGATGTACCAATAACGTTATCAGGCGTAAGCGCAGAAGATGCGTATGAAGGAGACTTTGAATCTTCTCGACGTCTTATAGTTTACACACTAACCTTTAGCGTTAAAACCAAGTTCACGAGTAACCCTCAAACCACCGGTCTTATCAAGTCCGTGGATACTTTCTTTAATGACTTTGATACTTCGAAACGTTATACCGATGCTGGTGTTAGGGTAAGAACGGGTTCAAGTACCGATACACCCGAATCCAACACTGTTGTGATTGAAATTGGTGGCCCTCCTGATCCAAACGTAATATGGGATGATTCCCCATAACGGCTGGAAAATATTCTGATAAATAAAATTAATTATGAGTAAGAAGGATGCGATGGTCGCCGCGTTACAGAAGAATCTGGACGAGGTAAAAAAGACTTCCGACGATCTTGCTACGATTGATTCTTTGATTGGTCCTTCTGATGCTCAGCTTGTGGATGAAACCGAAGAGGATTATCGTTACGCACGGGATCGAATAAAAAAGCTTATTGAAACTTCTGAGATTGCTATTGATTCCATGTCGTGTCTTGCTGCTGATGCCGAACATCCGCGAGCATTTGAAGTTCTTGGTACCCTTATCAAACAAGCTGCGGAAATGAACCAACAACTTTTGGATCTTCAAAAGCAACGTAAGACTCTTGTTAAATCGGATGATCTAAAAGGTAATGAAGGTGGATCAACCACTAATAACGCTATCTTTGTTGGAACCACTTCTGAACTCCAGAAGTTCCTTAAAGGATCGGATAGCGAGCCTATTGATGTTTAATCCTTTGATCCCTTCGGGAATTAATTATATCAAAACGCAAAAGGCTTGTAAAGGAAAAAAGAAAAATAATGTCTAGTCCGCTGTCATATAATGGAAACCCTCATGTAAAGGCTGACGGCGTTCAAGAACAATTTACTAAGCACGAGATCAATGAATACATTCGGTGCAGTAAAGATGTAGCTTATTTCTGTGAGAACTATGTAAAGGTTATTAGTCTTGATACAGGCCTGACACCATTTGTTCTGCGGGGTTATCAAAAGAAAATGGTTGAGCACTTTAACGATAACCGTTTTGCTATCATCTTAGCCTGCCGCCAAAGTGGTAAAAGTATTACATCAGTTGCGTGGCTTCTTCACTATGTTATATTCAATGCTGATAAAAAGGTAGGTGTTTTGGCCAACAAAGGTGCAACTGCAAGGGAGATGCTGGGACGTTTAACACTGATGCTAGAAAACCTTCCGTTCTTTTTACAGCCAGGATGTAAAGTTCTTAACAAAGGTAGTATCAAGTTTAGTAACAACTCTGAGATTATCGCTTCTGCAACAAGTGGTGATTCAATTCGAGGCCTTTCACTTAACTGTATTTTCCTTGATGAGTTTGGATTCGTTAATAAAGCAAATGAATTTTATACTTCAACTTATCCCGTTATTTCAAGTGGTAAAGACACAAAGGTTATTATCACCAGTACTCCAAACGGGGTAGGTAATATGTTTTACAAAATATGGGAAGGTGCAACTCAAGGTGCAAACGAATTTAAACCTTTTACCATTAAGTGGCGTGACGTGCCTGGGCGGGATGAAAAATGGAAACAAGAAACCATTTCTAACACAAGTGAGCTGCAGTTTAAACAAGAATTTGAATGTAGCTTTATAGGCAGTTCTCAAACCCTTATTGATTCCGACGTGTTACTTGGAATGCAAGCGCAATCTCCGATAAAGACCCAGCACGAGATTAGCTATTATCAAGAACCTATTGAAGGTCATGAATACATTCTTTGTGCAGATGTATCAAAGGGAAGAGGACAGGATTACAGTACATTCTCTGTAATTGATATCTCTCAAAATCCATTTAAGCAAGTTTGTACTTATCGGAATAACACAATCTCTCCACTGCTCTTTCCCAACATAATTATTCGTGCTGCCAAGGTTTATAATGAAGCACTGGTAATTATCGAAAACAATGATGCTGGTATGGTTGTTTGTAACTCCGTTTACTATGATCACGAATACGAAAATACCTTTACCACAAGTACCGTTAAGAGTAACGGTATCGGTGTTACCATGTCGCGTAAAGTTAAAAGGATTGGTTGCTCTAACTTAAAAGACCTTATTGAAGATTCAAAGCTTCATATAGTAGACCCTGAAACCATTTCAGAGTTGAGTTCGTTTGAGCCCAAAGGTGAAAGTTATGCCGGTAAAGATGGTACACATGATGACTCAGTAATGAACTTTGTCCTCTTTGCGTGGTTTGTTAGTACCGATATATTTGAAAGCATGAGTAACGTGCAACTTAAAGATCTTCTTTATCAGGAAAAGCTACTGGAGATGGAAGAGGATTTGCCACCCTTTGGTTTTGTTGATTCTGGTAATGAAACACCAGAGTCACTCGATCATTATCAGGATATCATTCAAGAGATGGAACGTTGGAGGTCTCTCTAAAACTTAAAAATAATAAATAGTATTATTGAAATAACCTTATAATGATTCTTAACACTTATAAATTAATTACACTGAAAGGATAACACATGGGATTTTTAGTATCACCAGGTGTCGAGGTCAAAGAAATCGACCTTACAGACATCATTCCGGCACAGTCTACCTCTATTGGTGGATACGCTGGTCACTTCAGATGGGGACCGATTGGAGAAGTCGTAACCGTCAGTTCGGAGAAGGAACTCGCAAGAATTTTTGGAGCCCCCTCATCAGAAGACGCCACACTCGAACGGAGCTTTTTAGAAGCTGCTGCATTCTTGAAATACAGCAACAACTTGAAAGTCGTCCGGGCAAACGCAGCTACAGCACTTAACTCGTATTCTAGCCACGGAGATGATTCTCCTGAATCGGCCGGATTTACTATTAGTACTGTAACAGAACTCGAAAGTAATCAAGCCGCTCTTAATACGCTTGGCGCACACGTTGTTGCTCGCTATGCTGGTGTTCTTGGTAACTCACTCAGGGTTCACGTTGTTAATGAAGAAAACTATGACTCTCAACCCGCAAGCGTTCGAGGATCATTACAGTTTAAACCTGGGACAAGCGATTTTGCTTTGGATCTCACGGGAGGAACTGTTATTAACGACGAAGTATCCGTTGTAGTTGTTGATAATGGCGGCCTATTCTCGGGAGTTAAAGGAGAAATTCTTGAAGTTCACGAAGGTCTTTCCATTGCACGTAATGCTAAAAACCAATTTGGCGAATCGAACTACTGGGCAGATTTTGTTAATACTAATTCCTCACTTATCTTTGGTGTTAAGGATACATCAACTGATCCAGAGATTACTTCAGTTTCTACTGACCTTGGAGCAATTTCCTGGCTTGGAGACGATAGCCCCGGCGAAACATACGTAGAGCTTGCAGGTGGTGCTGATGCATCCACTTACACGAATGCTACTGTTGTAACCGCGCTTGAATTGCTTGAAGATTCGGAAACCGTAGAGGTTAACCTGCTCTTCGCTTTTGAAGATAGCGGTGGTGAAACTGATGCTAAGATTAAAACTATTGCTGATAGCCGTAAAGATCTTGTTGGATTTATCTCTGCTCCTCTTGCAATTAAGGATTTAACATCAGATTCTTCTAAGAAGACCTCAATCACAACACACTTTGATGCTATTAGTTCTAGCAGCTATATTGTGTTTGACAGTACTCCAGCTTATGTTTATAATAAGTATCGCGACGCATTCGCATTTATTCAGCTTCATGGCCACATTGCTGGTCTTTGTGCTGCTACTGACGATGCCGCCGATACTTGGTTCTCTCCTGCTGGTCTTAATCGTGGTCAACTTCGAGGTGTTACACGTCTTGCGTATAACCCTAAGAAAGCGGATCGTGATGAGCTTTACCAAAAGCGAATCAACCCTGTTGTTACCCTACCTGGGCAAGGCACGGTTCTCTTTGGTGACAAGACTGCTTTAACCAAGCCTAGTGCGTTTGATCGCATTAACGTTCGCCGTCTCTTTATTACTATCGAGAAAGCGATTGCTACTGCAAGTAAGTTTCAACTGTTTGAACTTAACGACACGTTTACCCGCTCTACTTTCCGTAACGCTATTGAGCCATTCCTTCGGGATGTTCAAGGCCGGAGAGGTATTACTGACTTTCGCGTTGTTTGCGACGAAACCAATAATGGCAGTGCGGTAGTTGACGCAAATCGTTTTGTGGCAGATATCTTTATCAAGCCTACACGTTCGATTAACTTTGTAACGTTGAATTTCGTTGCTACTAGAACTGGTGTATCATTCGAGGAATTAATCGGAAGATAAGCAATAAGGATATAAATAATAACAAATAGTTAGGATAAAAAAATTATGGCTACTACCAACACAGGTATTTCAAAATTCAAATCAAACTTTCAAGGTGGCGCTCGACCCAACCTGTTTGAGTGCAGGGTTACATTCCCTGACAACAATCAGGCTCTTAGAGAGCAATCTCGATTTTTGATTAAAGCAACAAGCGGTATCCCTACTAGTGCTATTGGACAGATTGAAATTCCCTTTAGAGGAAGAAATCTTAAAATCGCTGGTGATATGACTTTTGCTGAAGCTTGGCAGATTACTGTTATTAACGACGTTGACTTTAACCTTCGCGATGCGTTTGAAGGTTGGGTAAATCGTATTAATAACCACGAAGCTAACGTTAGTGATGACGCTATTTTCGGGCAACACTTGGGCTACATGCGAAACATGGAAATGGTTCAACTTGACCGAGACGGTGACGAAAATGGTATTAAAACATACACCTTCGTTGACGCGTTTCCAACAAACGTAAGCGCTATTGCACTTGCTGCTGACTCGAATGACGCGATTGAGGAGTTTACAGTTGACTTCCAGTATCAATACTGGACAGCTGAAGGAGTTACTTCTTAATTAAATTATTCAGTGTAAAAATTAAAAACAGTTATCTCGGGGGGTGTATTCCTCCCGAGATAATTTAATGTATATATAAATTGTATGAAAATATTCGGACTTGACATTTCACGCAGAATAAAAGAAATCGACGATAGCGAAGAAGAAAAAAAGATATCGTCTTTTGCTCCTCCTATTGAAACGGACGGAAGTCAGGTCATTTCAGGGAATAGCACAAGTGGTTACTACGGACAAACACTTGACCTTGACGATGTAAGCGTTGGTAACGAACGCGACGCTATTCTTAAATATCGCCAAGCAGCATCCCAACCCGAATGTGATAACGCTATTTCCGATATTATTAACGGAGCAATTGTTGCTGATAACTCAGGTACCCCAGTTAATCTCGATACCGATGCGCTCGACGTTCCTGATAATGTTAAAGATTTGATTCGAGAAGAATTTCAAAACGTTTGTAAACTTCTTTCTTTTAACTTCAACGGCCACGATATTTTCCGCCGGTGGTACATTGACGGTAAACTTTATTATCACCTTCTTATTGATCCTGAGAATATCAAAAAGGGTATTCAGGAAGTAAGAATGATTGATCCT